CCTGAATCAGATGAGGCAATTTACCAACCTTATGACCTTAAAGCAAAGCGGTTGTTGGTATTATCCGACATTCATATTCCTTACCATAACATAGAAGCATTGACTTGTGCTTTTGATTTTGCAAAAGGTGAGAAGCCTGATGCCATTCTTTTGAATGGTGATACACTTGATTTTTTTGGTTTGTCAAAGTTTATAAAAGACCCTAAGAAAAGAAGTGTAGCACATGAACTGAAAGCATTTAAAGAATTAATGGAGATATTAAACAAGACTTTCAATGCTCAAGTTTATTACAAGATGGGAAACCATTGTGAAAGGTATGAGCATTTTTTGTGGATGAAGGCACATGAACTTGTTGGAATTGATGAATTTGATTTCAGCAATATACTTAAAGCAAGGTCAGAGGGGATTGAAATAATAAAAGACAAAAGAGTAATTAAGGCAGGAGATTTAAGTATCATTCATGGTCATGAATTTGGAGGCAGTATTTTCTCTCCAGTCAATGTGGCAAGGGGTCTTTATATGCGTGGTAAAGTTTCAGCAATGCAAGGGCATTCACATGCGACCTCCGAGCATACTGAGATAGACATGGATGGAAAAATAGTTACCACTTGGTCTGTTGGTTGCCTATGTGAACTCAATCCACAATACAAACCATTAGCGAATAAATATAATCATGGCTTTGCCATTGTTGATATTGATGGACAAGATTACCAAGTGCGTAATAAAAGGATACATAAAGGAAAGATTCTTTAATCATGATTAACATGAGTATAGTATATTTGCATAAATATATTATATGAAACAATGTAAAACATGCCAAGAGGTTAAGCAGTTAAATGAATTTGTTAAGCATAAAGAGTGTAAGGATGGTCACACTAATTGTTGTAAAAAATGTAAATTAGAACTGCAAAAAATTAGCAGAGAAACAAATCATAACAATTACACTAAGAAGTACGAAAAGACTAAGCGAGGATTTTTGATGAGAACTTATAGAAATATGCAAAGCAGAATAATTGGCATACAATATAAAAAGCATCATTTGTATAATGGAAAAGAAATATTGAGCAAGGTTGATTTTTATGATTGGTCTTTAAATAATATTAGTTTTAATAAATTATTTGAAGAATGGAAAGCAAAGAATTATAATAATAGATTAACCCCATCAATTGACAGAATAGATAATAAATATGGTTATAAAATTGATAATATGCAATGGATAACGCATTCAGAAAATAGTAGAAAAGGTTCTATCAGTAGGCATACAACCAAAATCCTTTAACTATGGAGGAGGACCTTGTTTTAGGAGAATCAGATGAGGTTGAGTATGTTGAAGAAGAACTTGGGTACGGGTATCCTCAGTACATATCTTCATCAGTTGAGGTCCTGACAATGCTTGAAACTGCTAACCCAATGACTAAAGAGGAGGTCCAAAGGGTGGAAGAACTGAAGAAACTTTGTTTTGAAATGCTTGAATTTTCGGTAAAATCCATGCACCAAATGCTATTTACCAATGACATAGCAGATTGATTCTTAAAGTTTTGATTGTGATTTGACCCCTGATGTATCTACATTGGGGGTTCTTTTATGGGGTAACTGCAAAAAAATATTTTAAAAAAGATTAAAAATGTATTGTTTGTATGAAAATAATGTTTACTTTTACTAAACAAATCACATCCTAAATCTTTTTTTATGAGCAAAGTAAATGAATTATTTGAGCAAAGCGGTAGACCAAATCAAGGAGACAACAGAAACTATTTTGTAAAGGCACTCAGCAAGGTTCTTGAAGATGGATTTATTACTATTAAATTACAAGAAAAGGGTAAAATATGGACAAATCCAAAGTTTGTTGCTAAAGATGGTAGATTAATAAAGTTTAACATTGAAATCAAAGGTTATGGATGGACCAAAAGAGTTTATGAAAGCAACTTTAGTGCTAAGGATTTACTTGCACACGTTGGTACATTCATTCAAAATCCTTCTATTTCAGAACAACACGTTAAGTCTATCTCTGTAAATACTTTTGAGGTTTGTGAATGTAGCAGATGTAATGGTAAAGGTATCATACCTGCATTTAATTACTATTGCGATGGTATTTGTTTTCAGTGCTATGGCAGTAAATATGAATTTAAAAGGAAAACAGTAACAGTTTAATTAATCACTCAGGGGTGCAGCATCCTTACAACTGCAACAAATCACAATTAAACAAATCAAAATGAAATCAATCACAATCACTTTCTCAGGTTACGGACATTTTAGGGTAGACATTAACCATAATGGTTATGAATTATCAGCAATCACTACTAATACCAGGTTGGTAGATGATGCAAAAGATGGTGACCAAGATGCCATTAATGACCTATATGATGAGGTCATAAACAACTTTAATCACATTGATTTTAATTAATTAAATATGAAAAAGTCAACACTTCAAACCATCATCATTGTTATCATCTGCCTTGCTTTATGCACTGCTGATAACTGGTTCTAACCTTAAAAATCAATCAAAATGAATCCTAAAAACTTGGAAGAATTTAAAGAGTATCTTCAGCAAGAACTTGACTACGGATGGACAGTACCATCAGAATGGTCCAAAGGTTTTGATGATTGTTTGAAAAGATACATCGGGAAACTTGAAATATTTATAAATCTTAAAAACCAAAACAATGACAAAGGAACAACTCAGAAAGATTAGGCGGTCCAAAGATGTGACACAAGAGAAGTTAGCATCTATCTCAGGTATCTCACTTGCAACCATTAACCGAGCAGAAAAGACTGGTAAGGTAAGACTTGAAACTATGCAAAAATTGTTTCACACTTTAGATAAAATTTCTTAACTTTAAATCAAATCAAATCACAACAATGAAAAAGACAATCACAACAAATGTCAGAATCCCATCGGATTGGTTAAAGATTCCACTCAATGACATCATGATTACAGTTACTGCACACATTAACGAAAGCGGTGATTCGGTGGATGTATCGGTAAAGGAGATAATCTTTCCAGGGTGGCACTCCTTTAACATTGACCCCAAGCACCAGTTCGCAGTCTATGAGTTGGTAGAGCAGAAGTGTATGGATGCGTACACATTTAAGATGGAAAGCGATTATGACCACTCTTACTATTCCGATTATGTACTATGAAAGAATAGAGATGACCTTAGAGGTGCGAGGTGAAGTAAGAGCAACTGCCTTCCCTTTAAGGAATCACGAAAGCATAGAACGGCAACGGCATCAATGGTATTATTTTTATGGGTTAAAAAGCATTAAAGACTGGGAGATATACATTACTCAAAAGTCTTTTATGCAAAATATATCACCTTTCAGAATAGAAAAACCTTTTCCATATTTAATCAAATCACAACAAAATGAATCAACAGAATCAGAATCAACAGACATCTATTGCGAATCAACTAATCCTTCAGGGGGACTTGAGCAAGTTGTCGGCAGGAGACAAGGTTAGGTATTATAACGGATATTGTGAACGCATGGGACTTGACCCATATACAAAGCCGTTTGACCTTCTTAGACTTAATGGTAGGGAAGTCCTATACTGCACAAGGTCAGGCACTCAGCAATTGAATAAGTTGCACAAGGTTTCTCACTTAATTACCAGTAGAGATACCAACCAAGAAGCAGGTGTTTACATTGTAACTTCTAAGGCATCCCTTCCTGATGGTAGATGTACAGAATCTATTGGAGCAGTAAACATTGCAGGTCTTAAAGGTGAAGCCTATGCTAATGCCATTATGAAGGCAGAAACCAAGGCAAAAAGAAGGGCAACCCTTGACCTATTAGGTTTAGGTGTCTTGGATGAATCAGAGGCAGAATCAATCCCTAATGCGACCACAGTTGCCATTAATACAATGGTTGAAGCATTGCCTCAGATGGAAGTAGAATCGGTTGAGGTAATAACTGAAACCGAGGAAGAAAAAGAGTTGAGCATCGGCAGACTGGCAATAGCAATAAAGAAGGCACAGAACATTGTAGAACTCAAAGCAGTCTATGATGCTAACAAGCATAAGATAGAAACCAACCAATTTATCAAAGAACAACTTAAAGCAAGAAAAAATGAACTCATTACCAGTAAATGAAATAAAAGTGGGGGATATTGCCCCCACTAAGTTCGGCATTGAACTACTTGCCGATAGCATCCAAGAGCAGATTAATGATGGACTTCTTGACCCATTAGATGTTGCAATAAAGTTCAATAGCATAGAACAACTTGCTAAATCGGTAAAGACCCGAATTACCGAGAATGTTCTTACAGAATTAACCAAACATCCTAAAGGTAAGGCAGAGGTTCTTGGTGCAACTGTTAGCGAGATGGTAACCGTTAAGTATGATTACTCTGACCTCCCAGGTTGGACCGAACTTGAAGAACAAATAAAGGTGTTAAAGGACCAACAGAAAGAGATTGAGGACAAAGAGAGGACCTACTTTAAGGGTAATCTTCCAATCAAATCGGCATCATCAACTTTCAAAATTCAACTCAGTAAATAAACAAATATGCAAAAGTTAATCAGCCTTTCAATTGATGTAAGTAAAATTAATGCCAAAAGACTTTACAAGGGTAAAAAAGGTCAATACCTATCTGCAACCTTGTTCCTTAAAGAAGAAACAGACCAGTACGGGAATAATGGGTTTATCATTGAATCTATCACAAAAGAGGAAAGAGAAGCAGGACAGAAAGGTACTATAATCGGGAATGCCAAATTTATGGCAGGAGGAAGTAAACCTTCTGCATCCTATGACTTAGATGAAGTTCCATTTTAGCAAATCGGGTGGGGTCTAAAAGCCTCACCCATTTTAAATCAAATCACAATGAAAGTAACATTAAGTGTACAAGAGCAAATAATTGTTGAAGGCATTGCACTTGCAAGGCATCATAACAATATAGAAAGAGGAAGTAGGTCTTACAAGGTTGGAAAAGGTGATGACTTACAAATAACTATTGAAGGAACTGGTGGGGAGTTTGCATTTTGCAAAATACAAAATATCTATCCTGATATGTCTGTTGAAAGTCCTATGCCATTTGATTGTACCATTAACGGAAAAGGTTTTATAGACATTAAAACAACAAGGAAACTTGATGGGATGCTTTTAGTAGGATTGTGGAAGTCAAGGTCTGTTCCTAATTATTATGCATTAATGGTTGGTGAAATGCCTATTTATGAGTTCAAAGGATTCTTCCCAGGTCATGAAGTATTCAAGCCTGAGAATATTGTTGATTTAGGACATGGAGATACTTACGGGATATCTCAAGACCGATTAATTAAGCATATATGAAAAGAATCTTTGAATGGGTCTACTTCATATTTGTAGCAATACCAGTTGCCATTATTGTTCATCTGTTAGCATCTATTGCGTTGATGCTCAAAATCAAGTTGAAATGAGAGACATAACTTTTCACTTAGAGAATGCCGTTGAGTATGTGGTTTATGATTTGTCTATCTTCCCAATAGAGGAAAGGCAGAAAAGAGCATTAAACTTCCGTTCAGGTAAGTGCGTATGCAACTTCATGGGTTACCCTCCGAACAAGATTTCAGACCTTAGGCAGATTGGCAGGAAGGTTATAAGCAGACTGGATGGGAAAACCTATGCAGTCAGAGTGAAGAAAAAAGAGGTAGATGTGCAATAATTTATTTATCTTTGGAGTGCTTGATAGTGGAACATCAAGTGCATTGAAAAACTTATTAATGCCTTAGAGAGATTCGGAGGTTTGCAAGAGCAGACCTGTTCCACCCGAATCTTTTTAAGGTATTCTTTTTTATGAACACTGGACAAATTGTAAAGAGCAAGTCAACCGAAAGGTTTACAACTTTACCAAATGAGTTGATAAAGTCCAAGACTTTGTCGCTTGATGAGAAAGGTCTTTTGAGTTATTTACTATCACTTCCTTCAGATTGGGTTATCTATAAAAAGAATCTCTACAACAACCTTCCTGATAAACCCGGAACAATAGACCGAGCATTTAAGGGATTGCAAAACAAAGGTTATATTCTATCAATAAAGATGCATGACATTGATACTGGTAGGTTTGTTGGATGGAATCATGTAGTCTATGACATACCTGCCGAGAATGAAGATATCCGAGTTCGGGAAACACCGACTTCGGAAATTACCGACCTCGGTGAAAGTGTCTCTATACAAAAGACTAATTCCATACAAAAGAAAGATTTAATACAAATAAAAGATTTAGTCTTCATTTCAGATGATTGGGAAGATGCTTGGAAAGGTTGGATGGAATATAAAAAGGTTGAGCATGGTAATAAGTTCAAAAGTTCTAAAACCGAACAAACTGCCATAAACAACTTGGTAGACCTTTCAGGTGGTGATTTAGAAACTGCGAAAAAAATTATCAATCAAAGTATCTCAAACAATTACAAAGGATTATTCAAACTAAAAGAAAATAAAAATGGCACAACAACTAAATCAAATTATGATATCTACTCTGAACGAAGGGCAGAAATCCATGACTACTTCTCAGAAATTGACAGACAGCGAGGCATTGGACCTGGAAAGGTTTAAATATGCAAGAACTTCTGAAAAGTTAAACACAGTCAGCATTGCTTTGGTAGTGGATGAACTTATAAGGGGTATGCATAAACTTGGCATCAAGGGAGATAAGATACCTAACAAAGAGGAACTATCTGTTATGTATAAGTCAATCGTTGAGGAATACCCTAATATTAAGTTAGGTGAATTAACTCTTGCTTTTGACCTTGCAAGTAAAGGTAAGTTAGATATTGAAGCAGAAACCTATCAGAACTTTTCAGTATTGTATCTCCACAGACTTCTCAGGTCCTTTGCTCGGTATGGTATGCAGAAATTAAATGAGATTAAACCAGTAGCAGAAAGCAAGTGGAATCCAAGATTTATTTCGGATGACGAAAAGATAGAAACTGCTTTTGATTGCTTTAAGAAGTTCAGGCAATGGGATAATATAGTATTCGGGGTTGATGTGTTTAATATCCTGCATAAACGTGGTAGCATCATTGTAACCCCTTCAGAAACCTATGAGAAGGTATTGACCGCTATGAATGAAAAAATGTTTGAAGGTAGCAGACAAGACAAGATAGATATCAAAAACAAGATGAAAGATGATGATTATATGGAACATCAATGCTATCGGATGGCGGTTGCGGATTACTTTACTAAATTAATTAACAGAGGATGACACAGTTAACCGCAGGAATGATAACAAAGTATGCATTAATCAAGTTGGAAGGACTTGGGTGCTATGTTTGGCGTTGCAACAATCTGACTGTACCAGGCAGGAAGTTTATAGGTGAGAGAGGTGTGGCAGATATCATTGGATTCCACAAGGCAACTGGCAAAGCAGTCTATTGTGAGGTTAAAACTATTGCGGATAAGTTAAGCGATTATCAGATAGTTTTTCTCAATAGAGCAAAAAATGCAGGTTGTTTGTGTTACCTTGCAACTGACAATAAAGGCATCCCTGAACTTAATGAATGGGTTTAACCAAGAACGATATCATCCAAAGTCTTTACACCGACAAGGATATAGACAATGCCATCAAAAAGATGCAACCAATAGAGTTGCAAGATGACTTGAGGCAGGAGATGTTTATGGTTCTTTGTGAGATGGATGAGGCAAAGTTTATGAATATGCATCAAAATGGATTTATAAAGTTCTACTTGGTACGCACTATGTTATCAATGATAAAGTCTGATAGGTCAACATTCTTTAACAAGTTTAGGCGAACATTTACAGAATGGACTGAGCAACATGATGCACCTGATTCAACCGATACCATCCAAGCAGATGAGATAGCAGTTAAACTAAACAACTCACTCAAAATACTTCATTGGTATGAACTTGAAATCTTCCGCTTGTACTCAGAGAATGGACAAAACATAATGTCCCTTTCAAGAGATACTGGAATACCTTATAGGTCCTTAATGAAAACGATTAAAAAGACACGAACACTTCTTAAATATAAAATCAAGAATTATGCTACTCCTTAAAATTGTTATTGCCTCACTTTTCTCAGTCTTTTACCTTATAGACATGGCAAGACTGCCTGAACGATTTAAAGTCAATTTCAAACCGTTTAATTGTAATATGTGTCTATCTGTGTATGTTGCCATTGCTTTGTACTTGATGCCTTTAATTGTCACCAATTGCGTTTTAGTGGCATTTGTTTCGGGTGTATCTGCACCACTATTCAGGAACTTATTAAACAATATATTTTTTAAAAAGTAAATCATGGAAGGAAAAGTCTGCCCAAAGTGTAAAGTCTACAAAGAGAAAGCAAAGTTTAGCAAATCAACTGCAAGGACCGATAAGATGGCGGTCTATTGCAAGATGTGTGAGAACGCACAAAGGAAAGCGAAAGCAGAAGAACGCAAAAGAGATGCAATGTTTGATATCTTTTAGTTTAATTAAATCACAGAAAAAGTAGTAAATCACCTTTAAAATCAAAACAAATAAACTATGACAAAAGAACTTTCAAAATATATAACACCACATTTTACTTTATATTCAGATGGTAGATTAAATAACCACAAAAAAAAACAATTTAAAAAAAGGAAAAATAGTAATGGGTATTTTGTTCAAAGAATATTGGAAAATGGAAAGA